AGTGCAAGTATGCTGCTGAATACATAGATAGATACTGTGTTGAAAACGATAAGCCATTGGTTGTGTTCACTCATCACCGTGATGTAATGGATTACATCATTGAGTTTATCAAGATGGATTGTGAAACAATCCCTCGCTATGGTATCATTCGTGGTGGAACAGCACCTGCTGAACGGCAACGATTGGTTGCCGAGTTCCAAAATGGTGAACTAGATGTATTGTTCTGTGCTACGGTAGCAGCGAAGGAAGGTATCACATTAACCAATGCCGATACAGTTCTATTCGTTGAAAGAGAATGGGTGCCTGGTTGGGAAGCACAAGCAGCAGCACGGATTCGTCGTATCGGACAGAACTCACAGTATTGTAATCAAGTATTCTTATCTGTTGAGCGAAGCATTGACCAACACTTTGATGCGGTTGTCAAAGGAAAGGCTGCTGTTCTATCAGCAGCACTTGATGGTGATGAAGAACGAAGGGAGAAGAATGACATTGTGAATCAATTGTTAAAGAAACTAAAGAAAGAAAATGGTTGGAGGAATAAGTAATGAAAGAAGAAATAAAACTAGATGAATTGAAGATACGAATTGAGACTGAAGAATATATATTTGAGGAGTGGATTATACATGAGTGAATACAAACCGAGTAGGAATAAAGGAATGAACGGCAATGACTTGAGTGGTAATGGTAGCCAACTTAACTTTGATATGCTATTGACTACGATACGAATGGCACACTATGACAAGGTGAATGAACTAAAGGAGTTGCTATCTGAAACTCATTGGTCGCATTCCTATGGTGGTCATGGCTACCATCACCACACTCGTGGTCAAGAGTTTGAAAGACTTACCGCACAGTTAGCAAGACTAAGTCAAATGCTATGGGTGCTTCAAGGTATGAATAACAATGAGCAAAGACTTGCTAGTTTCCATTGGGTCTTTGACCCAAAGGTTGAGGAGGACTCACAATGAGATTGACTAGTATCACATGTGTGAAGAAAGATTGTATGAATACTGTTAGGTCTGGCTTTCGGTTTTGTTATCGGAAAGATTGCGGATTAAATACATCTCAAACAACACCAAAGGTGGAAGCAACAAACGAGGAGGAATAACGATGTTGGAAATAAAAGGAAACGAAGAAAGAATTGATGAAACGATTGAAGAAATAACTATGGAAAAGAATATGTTTATGCATCTTAACTTTGTGAATGCTGCTCGGCATTACACTGCTGGGTCATTCATCAAAGTGCGACAACCAATGGATACTGCATACACTGTGAACATACTCAATAAGTTCTGGGGTGAAGAAATGACAATGCAATTCATTGCCATGTTTGAACCACCACGAACTGAGCATGTCTGTGATGACGACTCACTTGATGTTGGCATTAACTATGATTACTGTGAAGCATGTGAAGAAGAACGGGACTATGACTGCAACAACATTAGCAACAAAGCCCTTGAGTTCTTTGCTGACTTCTGTGCTGCATTCAAGATGTTGGATTTATCCACTGGCTTTGGTCGCAATGAAACAATACTTGCTATTGAGTTCATCAATCAAAACAGGGACATACTCATTGATGAGGATTCAAATGATACTCATTACATTGGTCGCTTCACTACCATCAAAGATGAAGGGCGGTGGTTCACGCTAACAGATGAACTAAAGGAATACAGAAACAAAGGAGAGGAAGAAGAATGATAACCAGAAAAGAGATGAACCACATGGCTAAGTACATACGGGAAACTGATTATAGTGATAACACAAAGAAAGCAATGGCACTGATGTGTATGGCAGTATGCCATACATCAAACCCACGCTTTGATGAGGAACGATTCCTCAAAGCATGTGAGGTGGTACTATGATACAGTCAATGGAAGAACACCCAGTGAATCAAACCATGAAGTGTGAACAGTTGGACTATGGTAATAGACTCGGAAAGGAATGGTATATCATGCGCTCAACTATTGAGTGTGATGATGGATTTAGAATATCCATACAAGCAAGTAGTTCACACTACAGTATACCACGAACCAAAGCAGATGCATACACTCATGTTGAGTTAGGTTTTCCAAGCGAAGCCGACGATTTAATCAAACCGTTTGCTGAAGATTTTGATGACTATACACAGACTGTGTATCCATATGTTCCAGCATATGTAGTGTTGGCTTTGCTACAGAAGCATGGTGGTATTGTCAAAGGACAACTGCCACCATTGGAATGGACTCATGCTGATACCATGCGTGAGATATTGACTGGTGAATACTTGAATGGAAGAGGTGAGGAAGAATGAGTGGGTGTGGCAACTGTAATTGTGAACCAACTAAGCGTGTGTTCCTTGACCTCACCATCAATGGTGCAAGGTCAAGCGGATACTATGTGAGGTCTGACTTGCATGATAGAATCAGACGCATTGAAGAACAAACAGGTAGCAAGGTTGTTGGTGTTGTGTATGAGGATTCATACACCATTGAACTTATCCTTGACCCACCACTTGGAGGTGAAGAAGAATGACTAAAGGAACATACTACACATACACTGTTGAACTAGATGACTTCGGCATGGCCGACAGCCCTCGTGATTGGGACAACTTAGGAGTCATGGTTTGCTTCCATAGCAGATACAACTTAGGTGATGAACATACATACCAACGAGTGGATTACAACAGTTGGGAAGAAGTGAAGGAAGCCATCATGGATAACCATGATGTCAAAGTCATACTACCTGTGTACATGTATGAGCATAGTGGTGTTGCTTTGAATACCACAGGCTTTGCATGTGGTTGGGATAGCGGTCAGGTTGGTTGGATATACTCAACAAGTGATGAAGCGACTGAAGATAACTTGAGAGGTGAAGTAAGCACATACTCACAGTATCTTGATGGTGAAGTATATTGGTATGGAGTGTACAAACATGAACCATGTTCATTGGGACATTATCATACTGAACTAATAGACTCATGTGGTGGATACTATGATGAGGAACAATGCAAACATGATGCAGAGTTAGAAGCAAAACAATACAATGAAATGGAGAGTGAAGAAGAATGATAGCAAAAGGAATTATAACTGGAGAAAACAAATACGCAGAAAGCAGAGTGTACATAGCATGCCTACCATCATACAATGATGGTAAGTTGAAGGGCAAGACCTTCACGGCAGATGAGTTGGAAGCATTCTATGAATCGGAGGAATGGCATGAGTTCTATACAGGTGAGTATGCTATCCATGACTATGATGGGGACATCAGTCGCATTGGCGACCATCTTGGTGAACACTATGACATACCTGACCTCATTGAGATAATGAACTTCAT